AAAGAATACAATACATGGAAAAATGTATCGGAATTTACCAGTGCGCTAAATAACTATAGTGAAGCTATATCAACATCATTCAACAGTAGTAAAAGTTCAGAAGGTCTTAGAACTATTAGACCTGAATTTAACAGAAGAGATTATGATAATTATAGACCCACATCTGCCGTTTCTCAAGACAAAACTAAGTCTATAAATCTATGCAATAAGGCTTATAAACAAAATGGTATAATCAGGCAAGTTATAGATTTAATGAGTGATTTTGCTTGTCAAGGGATTAGACTTGTGCATAAAAACAAATCGGCACAAACCTTTTACGAACAATGGTTTAGTAAAGTAAATGGTAGAGAAAGATCTGAACGATTTCTGAATAACCTGTATAGATTGGGAAATGTTTTTCTTTATAAAGCATACGCAGATGTATCTCCTAATATGGTTAATTTTATGCGGTCAGCCGCATCTGATATAAAGATACCGGATTTCGAGTTCGATAAAAGTAGAATCCCGTTTAGATATACATTTTTTAATCCTACTAGTATAGATATAAATAAAGCTGGACAATACATTTTAAATGTAACAAATTCGGCTAAAATGTTTTATGGTAATGATATCTATGTTTCAGAAAAATTTAATAATATCCCAAAAGAGATATTTAATAATTTACCTAAAGGTATGCGTCAGCAAATATCTTCAGGTGAAAAGCAGATTGTATTAGAAAGGGATAGATTATCTATTTATCATTATAAGAAAGATGACTGGGAGACTTGGGCTGACCCTATGGTATTTCCTATTCTAGATGATATTTTTATGTTAGAAAGAATGCGTCTTGCAGATTTTGCAGCTTTAGATGGAGCTATTTCTAATATTAGACTTTGGACATTAGGTAATTTAGAATATAAAATTCTTCCAAATAAACCTGCTATAGATAGATTAAGGCAAATTCTATCTTCTAATCAGGGCGGTGGAACAATGGAATTAGTTTGGGGTCCGGAATTAACATTTAAAGAATCTGCAACAGATGTTCATAAATTCTTAGGATCTTCTAAATATGAGGCTCCATTAAGTGCTATTTATGCTGGACTAGGTATACCTCCATCTATGACAGGTCAAGCTGGTAGTGGTAATAGAAAGATTAGAATATGGAAGGATGCTTTTAGTAGATTTTTGGACTAAAGAAATAGAAGCCGTAAGACAAGCTATGGGGTTTAGATATCCTGCTGAAGTTATGTTTGATCAGATGTCTATAGCTGATGAAAATGCAGAAAAAGCCCTATTAATTCAACTATCAGATAGAAATATTATTAGTGATGAAATGGTAATTGAAAGATTTAAAGGTAATGCTGAAATAGAAAGATCTAGACTTAAAAAAGAATCTGAAGATAGAGAGAACGGAGAGTTACCAGAAAAAGCTAGCCCATTCCATAATGCTAATTTTAATAAAGATATGCAGAAATTAGATAAACAATTGAAGCATAACGAAAAAATAAATAAAGATAGAATGGCCGCAAAACCGGCAGCACCAAATGGAAGACCTATTAAAAAGAAAGATACTACTACAAGAAAGAAAAGATCGGTTAAACCGAGGTCTTCAGCATCTATAGCAGAAACTATTAAGTGGGTTAATAATTCTTGGGATATTGTGTCAGAACTGGTCAATTCTGCCTATTTAGCTTCTGTTAATAAAAAACATTTAAGGCAATTGAGTAAAGCGGAAATAAAGGAATTAGAATCTGTAAAAATAGATGTTTTAACAAATCTACCAATATTAGAAAATGCGTCAGATAATACTGTTATCTCTATATTAGCTAAAGCTTATAAAGCCCCAAAAGATTTCATAGAATCCTTAGAAAATCAAGAAATTACATTAGATAGAATAGGGCTAGAAGACTTTAGATTAGAAGTTTTAAGCTCTTATTCTGAGTATATTTTGGGTGATTCATAAAGTTTTGTGTATATTTCTTCAGAGGTGAACATGAAAATATTTAAACAAGAAATGAAAGATGGCTTAAGGGATTTATTATCTAATTCTACTATAGCATATCAATCTAAATTAACTTTAAATAAAAATCCAACTGATGAGCAAATCAATGGATTGTTCAAATCTAACGCTTTTAATCTTAATCAACCAGATTTGGCGTATTTGGAAACTATATTAGCTTCGACTGGGTGGAATTTAAATGATGATATTTTTATATCGTCTGAAATGTGGAAAGCAAAAGATTCTCCTGTCGATAAAAAGCTTAATGTAGAACATGATGAAGATGATATAGTTGGACATATAACCGGAAGTTATGTAATAAGCGGGAAAGATATTATTACTTCTTCCGCTACTATAATTCCTGATTCATTTGATATAGTAACTGCCGCAGTTATTTATAAGATGTGGAGAAAGGAACAAAATAATGCTAGAATTGAAAAGATTTTAGCGGAAATTGATGAAGGACTTTGGTTTGTTTCAATGGAATGTTTATTCCCTAATTTTGATTATGGAATAATAGTTCCCGGTGGTGGATCGATCATATTGGAAAGGTCAGAGTCAACTTCTTATCTTACGAAACATCTTAGAATCTATGGCGGTTCTGGTGAATACGAAGGACATAAGCTTGGAAGGGTTTTAAGAGACTTTACTTTTTCTGGGAAGGGGTTGGTATCTAATCCGGCTAATCCTAGAAGTATAATTCTTAAATCTACAGCCTCGTTTGATGCTCCTAAGCAAAAACAACAATTCAGTATATCGGAGAAGAAAAATATGAATGAAGAATTGCTTAAAGAACAACTAAAGTCTAATGAAAACAAGTTAAACGACGCACTATCTGAATTAAAGGCTGTGAAGAGTGAACTTGAAAGAGTTAAGGCTGAAGAGTTGAAGAATAAGGAAGAAGCTATTAAGGCATCTTCTGAAGCTAAAGACAAAACTATTGCAGAATTGCAAAGTAAAATTGACGAATTTGCAAAAACATTAGCAGAAAAAGATAAGTCTATTGCTTCTGTTAATAACGAATTGGCAGATGTCAAAGCTGAGTTAGAAAGTAAAGAAACAGAGTTAAATAAGATTGCTTTAGCTAGTAAAGAGGCTAATAGACTTTCAAAACTTGTTGAAGCAGGTTTAGAAAAAACTCAAGCAGAATCATCTGTTAAATTGTATGAAGCTCTTAGTGATGAAAATTTTGATAAGATTGTTGAGACTATCAAATCTGTAGCTAAGAAAGATGAAATGAAAGATGATAAAAAGAAACAGGATGAAAAGAAAAAGTCTGAAGATAAAAAAGATGCCAAAGCTAATGCTGAAACATTTAATGATACTAAGGGCGAAGCTTCTCCTGGTTCAAATGAAACAGACGATAAACAATCTAAGCTTAAAGTTTCTTTAGCTTCTTGGTTATCTGAATCGATTGGCCTTAAAACTGAAAAAGGAGAATAATAATCATGGCGCTAAAAGCTGATAGATATGAATTACAACATGATATTAGTTTCTACTGGGGCGGAAGTGTCGCAGATAGAGGCGGTATCGCAGTCCATGGAGCAACTGCCGGTTCTGGTGCTGCTATGGATCAAGGTGAAAATATTGCTACTTACCAAGCTGTTGGTACATCGAATAGCGGTATCCCATTAGGGGTTCTGTTGCAAGATGTTGTTAACAAAGACTTGACTAGAACTCATATTAATATTTATAAAAATGAAGTTCAAGTTGGTGGAAAAGTCGCTATACTTAGAAAAGGTTATGTTGTCACCAATATGATTGATAATGTTAGTATTACTGCTGGTCAAGCGGCTTATGTTAGCCCAACAACTGCTGGTAATTTTACTAACGTTGCAACAAGTGGTGGAGCTATTCACAAAGTTGGTAGATTCTTAACAAGTAAAGATGCAGATGGCTACGCTAAAATCGAAGTCAATTTGCCTAACTAATACAGGAGATTAATTATGAAGTTGAAATTAGTAAGGCCAGATGATAGCGTCTTAGATCTGCTAAGAAGAACTGGCGATTCAAATGAAGAAATTGCAAGAGCGGCACAACTGGAATATGCTGAGGCATTACAAACTCCGCTCAGAGAAGCTGTTCTCGTAGGTGGAACATTAGAAGGTATTTATCAAGCTATTCCTCTAGAAAGAGGCGCTACTGCTGAATATCCTATCGACATGATTGCTCCTGGAATGGAAAATGAGCATGTTGCTTATACCAATCCTGGTCATGGTAGAATTCCAGAAAAGAGCCTTGAATCTGATTATATCGCCATACCTACCTACAATATTACATCTTCTGTAGACTGGTTATTGAGATATTCGGAAGAAGCAAAATGGGATGTTGCCGCTAGAGGTCTTGAGATTATGCGAGCAGGCTTTGTTAAAAAAGCTAATGATGACGGTTGGCACACCCTTATTGCCGCAGGCGTAGATAGAAACATTTTGGTTTATGATGCTAATGCTCCTGCTGGTATGTTTACAAAGAGATTGGTTTCTCTTATGCAAAATACTATGAGAAGAAATGCTGGTGGTAATTCTTCGTCTGGAAACAGAGGTAAACTTACTGACCTGTATATTAGTCCAGAAGCTCATCAAGATATTAAAAACTGGGGTCTAGATCAAGTAGATGAAGTTACAAGACGAGAAATCTACATGTCAGAAAATATTACTAGAATTTTCGGTGTAAACATTCATGAGCTTGATGAACTTGGTTATAATCAAGAATATCAACTATTTTTCGAAAACGTTCTTGGCGGTGCTGTTGCCGCTGGTGACAGAGAGATCGTTATCGGTCTTGATTTGTCAAAGAATGATAGTTTCGTTATGCCTATCAAGAAACAACTAGAAGTTTTCCCAGATGCTCTTATGCATAGACAGCAGAGAGTAGGTTATTATGGGTGGCAGCAACTAGGATTCGGCGTATTAGACACAAGGCGAGTTATTTTAGGCTCGTTGTAAGTTAAATTTGATACTAAGAAAAATCCGGCCTTTTGCCGGATTTTTTTTTATATTGATGGAAATGTGTTAAAGTGTATACATTAGTGTAAACTAACACAAATATATGGGGGATTTTATATGTATGGAACTTCTAATTATTTAGAGGAAAAGTTATTAAAACACATTGTTCTTAACCAGAATTTCCCATCTCCAAGCGGCGGCCTATCTGTAGCATTAACTAAAACGCCGGTACAACCAAACAATACCGGTAGCAGTATAAATGAAATTAATGGGCCTAATTATAATAGAGTTCAAATAAATACTCTTGCTAATGCCGCAGCTAGATGGGAATATCTGTCAAATGGTCATAAAACAGATTTAGGACCAATCCGTAATACTAGTAACATAGTATTTCCAACTCCTACCGGCGATTGGGGCATGGTATCTGGAATTGCTATTGTTGATAGCCCAACCCCAGGTCAAGGAAATGTTCTATTTTTCAAAGAATTAGATCCGCCAAGAATGATATATGCTGGTGAAACTGTTAAATTCAATCCTGGTAATTTAGGGCTTTCTATAGAATAATGGCTATAAAAAATAAGTCTCAATTAGTAGATTATATTACACAGTATATAACTTCTAATACAGAAAGAAAAGTTACGCCAGAAGATATTAGAATTGGTCTAATAGATATGTTAGATTCTTTGCATATATTAACTTCTGGTGAAACTATATTAGCCGCGAATATTTCTAGTCCAACAACAAATAATACAAGAGTCGGTATCGATACTATGCCAAACGTCATTGGTGATAGTAATACCGCAGTTGGAGATAGTTCATCTCACTGTAATTTACTTGGCGATAATAACACTTCTTTGGGGGCTTATTCTTTAGAAAACAATATGAGCGGCGATGCTAATACCGCTCTTGGAACAGGGGCATTGCTCAAATTAAGGCGTGGTAATAATAATATAGGTATTGGCAATTATGCCGGTTATTATATTGGGGAAAATTCTCAAAATCAGCTTTATGTCGGTTCGCATGATATTGACTCTGATTTTATTTCAAATAATCCAAGCGGACACCCTTCAATAGTACCGCTTTTACGTGGCGATTTATCACAATTAAAATTAGGCGTTGGAACAAATAATTTACACAGCGATGGAACTCTTCAAGTAAGCGGGAATATTACGCCATCTACGCAAAATTCTAATAATACTCTAGGTACATCTAGTTATGTTTGGGATAGAATTTATGTTGGAGAAATTGATTCTGATGCCCCGGTATCATTAAATCAAAACTTAATTCCAGGCGGGTCTATTAATATTGGGGCTAGTGGAGATGAATTTAATAATCTACATGTAAAAAATTTATATGTAACAGAAACCGCCACAATAAATAATGTAACTAATACATCTACAATTAATTCTTTTAACAAGAAAATATTCTTATCTACTAGTGGCGTAGATCCACTAGATAATAACCCTAAACCTATACTAACTGATGAAGGTATAAATACCGGTGGTCTTTATATACTTTCTAGTGGCGAGGGATATAATAGAGAATATGGTTTATATTATACTAAGCCGAATTTGTCTTTAACTAATTTAGTTTCTGATAACGCCTTATCCAGATCTCACTGGAATTCTAATATTAGTATATCTACTGATGTTGGAAATCATATTTTAACAGACGCAATTCTTGGTAGAAACACATTAAGACTTCTTACTAATAACATAAATAATAATTTTTTAATTGACGGTAATAATAATTCTGTTGTTATTGGTAATAAGTTAATGTCTGATAGTTATACCGGCCCAAGTGGAACCCTGTCTAATTTATCAAAACATACTGGCTCTATAAGAAACGTTGTTGAGCAATTAAATGGGTCTGGAACATCTGAATTTATAGCTAGTTTAAATGGTCAATATCCTATTTCTATAGGGTCTAAAAAAGAAGGGTCAAACGCTTTTAACTATATAACAGCGTCCTCTGGTGATAACGATATTGTAATTGCTATAGACCCCAAAAATAAACGCCTTACTTTGCAAGATTATGAAGATTCTGCATACGGTTCAGACTGTTTCTTTTTAATATCAAGTGAAAATGGGGTGTCTAGATTTTCTTCATCTGAATCTTCTTCTAAAATACAAATAGTTAATGGTGGTAATACTTTAACAAATGGTCTAGAAATAGAGTCAATTTATGATGCAGAACAATTTTGTAATTTTAATTTTTATAAAGGTGGGTCTAATGTAAATTCTTTTACTTTAGAAAGTGGTTTTATAAATTTTGACTCACCAATTAGAATTAAAAGGTCGCCTGTACCAAGTGGGCAAACTGGGTATGGAACTATATATGTTCGTCCTGGATATGGTAATAAATCGGAGTCTATATATTTTAAAGATTGCTCTGGAAACGTAT